CAACACCCTCTTCAGTGCGGTATTGTTCGTATTGTCCAAAGATCGTATCCTCCCCTAAACGAGTAGCAGCAAGAACTTTTGTCTTTTCACGACGAACTTCTCTTGCATCCATTTTGCAAGGTGGTTCCATAGCGATTAGTGCAAGAACCTGAAGAATATGGTTCTGCAACATATCACGAACTGCACCAGCAGTCTCATAGTATTGTGATCGACCATCACAACTGATTTTTTCAGTTGCAAAGATTTGCACTTCTTCTATGTACTGCCTATTCCAAAGTGGTTCCAATAAAATATTGCTAAAGCGGGTGGCAAGGATGTTATTAACAGTATCTTTGCCGAGATAATGATCAATGCGATAGACTTGCTTTTCGCGTAGATGTCGCTCCACCACTGACTGTAAATGATCAGCAGATTTATAATTGTGCCCAAAGGGTTTCTCGATAACCACTCGGGAGTGCTCAGGGTCATCCAAGAAACCAGCTTCTTTAAGATTGATGATTGCATTTTCATACCTTTCTGGTGGGACAGATAAGAAATAAGTCGTGTCTTCCAGATCATTTGGCAAATGCATCAGAGTGTTTGGCATTGAAAGATCTGTAGAAACATAATCTAAATGCCACAAGAATTCGGATGGATAATCACCCAAACTTTGTTTCCACTGCTCTGGTGTTGGTTCTCTTCTAGCAGAACCAGTAATTAAAAAATTTTCTGGAAGTAAATCTTTCTTCCAAAGATTGTAAAGTGCTGGTATTAGTTTCTTCTTACAAAGGTCTCCCGTTGCTCCGAAGATCACTATTCCACTAGTGTGCGGTTCCATTTCCGTCATACTTATCTGATTCATAATAGACATTTTCTCCTTTGAAGAACCCAAAGAATACAGTTGTGCATACAAAGGGAACTGCTATCCAAAGAAGTACATTAGCGAACATGATGACCTCCGAACATGTAACGCATTCCGTTCAAGATTTTGTTTCCAAACTCCCCCAGTCTGCGAGAATTAAACCGTTCAAATAGTGCGGCAGAGATAACAGGTGTGGGTACACCAAGATCCACAGCAGCGTGGAGAGTCCAACGACCCTCACCAGAGTCTGATACTCCCCCATCGAACTTGCTAAGGTCATGGTCATGCCGTAATACATCAGCGGTAAGGTCAAGTAACCAGCTACCAACAACAGAACCACGACGCCAGAGCTCAGCAACTTCAACAACATCAACATCATATTGATAGTCTGCTGGATTTTCCATCGGAGCAACCTCAGCATCCCCTTCCTTAACATATTTGGAACCAAGATTACCATGATGGAGAATATTAAACCCTTCTGCATACGCTTGCATGATTCCATATTCGACTCCGTTGTGAACCATTTTTACGAAATGACCTGCTCCAGGACCTCCGCAGTGTAACCAACCATACTCAGCACTGGTTGCCCTAGTGCGGGGGTCTGTGCGGGTTGCAGCGGTAATACCAGGTGCAAGTGCCCTGAAAATGGGGGCACAGACAGATACTGCTCCAGTTGCACCACCAACCATAAGACAGTATCCACGCTCCAGACCGTAAACTCCACCACTAGTACCGCAGTCAAGATATTGGATACCCAACTTAGCAAGCCTTTCTGCTCTCCGTCTAGAATCCTTAAAGTTGCTATTGCCATGATCAATAATAATATCCCCGTTGCCAAGTAATGGTAGTAACTCATTTAATGTGTCCTCTACTAATTCTGCAGGAATAACAAGTTGAAAAATACCAGGAACTTCACCACCACTGGTATACATCTTTCCATCTGTTTTAACTATCTGAACAAGATTTTCTAAAGTGGTAGCAACTCCACTTACGTATCCCTTTTCAAATGCCTCTTGTGCTTTTTCATAATTTCGTCTATAACCCCAAACTTCAATACCTTCTTTCATCATACGGCGGGACATACCCTCACCCATTCTACCTAAACCAATAATTCCTACTTTCATTGTTGTTCTACTGATGATACTAATTTTACTGAACTTAAATCACTTATATCCGGTGGAAATGGTTTGCGATTTTCCTCTCTTACTGTTAAATGATCAGGATCAATGATATTCATTGCCTCATACAATTCTTGAGCGTGATGCAATTCATCATTCATCACACTGCATATATCTATATCAGATCCATCAATCTCTGCAAGATACTTTGCATAGGTTTCCATAGCATGAAGTTCTATTTCGTAGGAGAGATGGTAAGCAGCGCGAGGAGATAACCAATAATAAACCACGTTGATCCAATAATAGACAAGTACGAGGTGTCTGGCAAAAAAGCGATCAATCCAATAAGCATTACCGCCCCTAGATTCCATGATTTCCAGATGTTCTGTTTCATTGACCGATTGCTCGAAGTGCTGTTTCATCAAATAAATGTGCCACTGTCCACGCAAACCTAATGATTCACGTAAGTGAAGCACACTTAAAAAAGCAAAGTATGGTGCCCGTGCTATCTCCTCAAGTACCCAGAATCTCTGAAAGTGACGACCTTGATACAGGAAGTTTAAGATAGCAACTGTGATATTTAATGTAAACGTATTAAGTTTCTTCATCTGTATCCTCATATAAAGGACAAGGTTCTTCAAATAAGTGTTCTATTCTAAGTTGTTTGATGCGCTCGCGGAGTCCTTTATAGAACTCTCTTTTTTCGTCAGCGTTCATTTAAGACTGTAGTGTGATTTTTAACCAGGGAAAAATTGGATCAATCACGCCGATGAGTCGAAGTAAACCCTCAGCAAAAAGTGCAAGAACAACCCATCCAACACACATTGAAATAATTGAAGCATTACGATTATGTTGTCTTATTGCAGCATCTATCATCTCCTGACACTCTTCGCGAGTGACATAGTGAGCTGGTTTAATTTGATCCATCCTGTGCGACATTGGGCAGATTTTCCATTGGATCGGGTCCTCCCGATACTATAGCACAAGCTCTCCTATAATAGAAATTGTCCGTACTTCCTGACTCTTCTAAAGATTCTTTGACTCTCACCCAATTTTCATAGGATGTTTTGTCCATTTGTTTTAGTTTAAAATACATACTAGCTATTATAGTAAGTACTTCTAATCATGCACTAATGTGTGAGTTTCCTAACGAACTTCAAAATTCATTTTACGAACTTTGCGTTGTCTTCTTTGTTCTTGCCACTCAATATCTTGCTGAGTAAGAACGGTTTCTTTTTTACTTGTATAAGAGTTTAACATGATAACTTGACCTAAGTCAACTGCAGAGATTCTATCTCCACGAATAGTTGTCATATTTGGGCAACCACAACAAACAGTCCTACTTGGATGCCCAATTAACTCCTTACCACAGGAGCGGCATCTTATTTTAACATTATCCATGTTTTTATAATGTGTTCCTTCCTTCACAGAAGTCTTTCCACATCTATTTATATGGGCAATATCGGATTCGAACCAATGACCAACTGCGTGTAAAGCAGCTGCGCTACCGCTGCGCTAATCGCCCTTCTCCTCATATTTTAACATATACTCTACAGTTTTGGCAACATCTTCCATTGCATCACGCAACATCGGTTGTTGTCCAGAGTGTTGTTCGGTCTTAGTGACGCCGTTTCTCCACTCTTCCACAAGTGTCCAACGCCACTGAGACATACTCTTTGAATACCACAGATTAATCTTCATCAGGTAACCGAGATTCTAACGTATCTAGTATACCTTGTAATCTACCAATTTCACGTCGATGTATAGCAATTTCACGACATAAGTGCAGATAATCATTTTCCACATCTTCTAGACGACACTGCAGTTTTTCTACAAGATCATAAAGATTTTTGCATTCTGCAATGTTTTGTCCTCCTCTATATGATTCATCATAGAACCATTCCATCATTTTTTTTACTTTCTTCTTCATTAGTCAAGTTCGTAGCAGGTAGATCGTGCCATTTCTGGGTTTGCTTTTAGTGCTCTATGAACATGCCCATGGACATCAGTCTCTAGAGTATGATGTGCTCTGGTATGTATAACCTGAACAAGTATTAAAAAACCCAGAATCATTATATTAATCTGAGTTATTGGATTTAAGAATGCTCTTAAATACTTTTTCATCGGTTTTGTCAAATGACCTTACTATTTTAACATGGTTAATCCAAATTAAACCATAAAAAAACCTCCCTTTAGGGAGGTTGTTAGGATATCCTTATTAACTAGAAAAATGGGATCAGAAGTTGTACTTAACACCCAACTTACCGCCAAGACCCAGATCATCCTTATCGTCTGCAGTCAGGAAGGAAACTTCTCCATACACTCCGATAGCATCGCTAACGGGAACGCCAAGACCTGCTTTACCAGAGAATTGAGTTTCGGACTCTTGACCATCAACAGAAACGACTGCTGGACCCGCCTGGACGTAGTATGCGGCAGCACCAACTTCTCCTTCATAGCCAATATGAAGATCTGTGGTTGCTCCGGAATAATCGTCGCCTACCCAACCGGCATTCGTTTCCACGTTGACGTAGGGACCTGCAAGGGCAGCGCCTGCGGACATAGACAGAGCAGCAGTTGCTGCGAATACAGATTTGATCATTTGTTTAAACCTCGTTTTTTACTTGCGGAATGATTACCCGCAGATGGAAAGGGAATCGACAACTCCCTGTTGTTACCTTTTGTTGTAAATCTTCAAAAGGTGTAATATTTATACTAGGTATAAATTCTGGTTTTACGGTTAACCAGAAAGCGGGAGATCGGGTTCGAACCGACGACATTCAGCTTGGAAGGCTGACGTTCTACCACTGAACTACACCCGCAGGTGGTGGGGATTAATCCCCAGACACATCCTTCACACGGATGAACCTATAATATAACAATCATTTCAGATTGTCAAGCCTCTGACAGGACTTGAACCTGCGACCTGATCTTTACAAAAGACCTGCTCTACCAGCTGAGCTACGGAGGCAATACAGGTGAACCAACCTGTAGTTTAGGATTACTCCATGGTCTTATATAATACATTACACTTATCCGAATGTGTTTCTCAACCAAGCGCCTGATTGAGGACGGGGCACTCAACCCAACATTCTGACAGTTTGTAATGGAGTAAGACACAATTTCCGTTGTGAATATCCAAGGGGGTTTACCCTCACCTACAGGGTTTCGGTATATCCGAACCGATGAGCACCTTGGTTGGAACGTCTCAAGTTCCTAACTCCCCCGGCAGGATTCGAACCTGCGACCAGACGATTAACAGTCGTCGGCTCTACCGCTGAGCTACAGAGGATTATCCGTAGGGATTTCTCCCTTGTTCTTTACAGAGTTTGAAGTATAGTTTGTAGTACCTACCCTTCATTTCGTTAAGAACTTCTTTGTCCTCTTCAAAACCCAAGTTGCCCAAATGAGCAGAACTGCCTTCTAATTCAGATAGTAGAAGTAATATTTTAACTGGGTCCATAGTAAGAAGACAAACGACTCAAGTAGGATTCGAACCTACGACCGACTGCTTAGAAGGCAGTTGCTCTATCCAGCTGAGCTATTGAGTCAAGGAGGGTCACCCCTGCCAATGATAATGGAAGAAGTTTCCCTTTGGATCACACATTGGATCCTCGGATATAATTCTATATGGGAGTTGCGATTGACCTTTGAAATCAGTTCGATCACCAATCACCGAGTATGCTGCAAGCAAGTTCTCATTTTTCTTGAGACGCTCAACAACACTTTTCTTTGCTACAGGATTCCAAAAGCGGAATCCCTCATACTGTCCAGGCGCATAAACAACATCCGCTACCGTATTTGGAAAATGCGGAGAACGAACACGATTCAAAATTGAAACAGCAACACAAAACTCATCACGAGTATTGGGTGCTGCTTCTACCTGAACGGCACGAGCAAGATGATCATAATCAAGTGGCGTTAATGCCAAAATGGTTTCTAAAATCATAAAAGTATTCTACACTACAGGGCGTAGATTGTCAACGTTAAAACTGTGCTAAACCAGTTCCAGAATTCCAACCACCAGGACCTTCTTGAAAGTTTTCGGAACCGCCTTGGGTTTCCGCTACGGTGGTCCAGTTCTGAGTTGCAATCTCGTACATCTTAGCATGAATATCGTGTGATTCGCAAGTATCTTCAGAACGTTCCTGTTCTTCCTGTTGCTTGATTAGCGTTTCTTGCTCCATATAATCTTGCTGCTTTTCAGTTAAATTGGGAGCAGGACCAAACCAGGGATCATCCTCCAAATATGCAGGAGCAGGAACACCTGTGTAATAATTGATAGCATCTTGTTTAAATGCTTCCCCTTCTTCTTTCTTTTCTTTATAAGTACCTGCTTTTTTCTGAAGAAGTGTAGTTTGAGTTTCTACTTCCATTTTTGGTTGTTCTTTAGAGATACCAAGAAGTTCTGCAAATTTTTTAATCATGTGTAGATATTAAATGAGATTGAAATTCTATCTTCTTTACTGTTGTTACCAGTTACATAGTGCCAAAAGTGTCCAGGTAAAATATACAACCGACCTTCTTCAGGTTCGGTAATATATTCTAACATGTCATTACGGTTTTCGTAAAGATTACAATATTGCGATCCATCATTTCTCAAAACTACAAATTGTCCAGATTGTGGAGGAACTTTAACGTAGTAAATGCCAATTAAATCAGCACGACCATGAGAATGCATTACATTATAGTTATAACACTTATTGATATTACACCAATATTCAATATTTTCTACAGTCAATCCAAGATTTTTTTGCTGAAGGACATCGTTAGAAAACTGTTTAACAACATCATATAATGAAGAAAAAGAAGTTCCCACAAAAGTTGGGGAATGATATCCTCCCTCATTAGATACTTCTTCTGATGGATATCTATTTTCAATAACATATGCCTCTTCAAGTACAGACATCATATCAATCTGTGGAATGCATGAGCATACAAAACTTGGAAATATATTTTTGTCTAGTACGTTATGATACAATTTACCCAATACTAAATAAAGCCATAGAATTATACTACAAATTTATGAAAAAAGCATTACTTGCTTTTGGTATGGTTTTGATGACCACTTCTGTAGCAAATGCAGGTGGTTTGGTTAGCAAACATGCATCAAGTGTTCAACTTTCAGTTGATGCTGCAAAAACTACCGCATCAAGAATTGGTTCATCGTTCAGTATTTCCGGAACAAATATTGACACCACGGACGGATCAACTGCAAACACAGTTTCTGCTGGTACTATCACTAATGGTGTTTATTCACCAGGAACGATTGCAGCAACTCAGGATACTCCTGGAGCAGCATTCTCCTTCAGTCAATCTTATACCCAGGCTGATGCAATCCCAACTAGTGCTCCTACTGTAGGAACTGTTGGTAATCTGACGGGTCAGACATCTTATACTGCTGGTACTACTGGTGATCTTGCTGGTACTGTAACCTCGGCAAATGTTCTTACGGTGACGGCTGGCGGAGCTGGTTCTACGGCAATAGGACAATTCGTTTCGGAAATCACGGTTATTGACTGAGGTTAAATAACAATGACTAGATTACAGGAAGCAATCGGTTTAGGGTTGATTCTTGGTGTATTGCAAGGGACTGCTGCAAATGCAGTTCCAGTGGTCCCAAATTTTACTCAGGGATCAATGACCAGCACAACTGAGACCAAATCTAAAGTTGTTGAAACCATCAATTCGATGGATTATAATACAGGATATCAATATTCTGCTACAGGAAGTGGAGTTACAGCATCAGGAAATCTTTCACCTGGAACTGGAACAAATACAGTAACTATTGACGGAGTGACTTCAACATGGACAGGTGTGACGAGCAAACCATCCTTTACACAAACAAATCCTGGAAATGCCTTCCAGTTCACGGAAACCTATCAAGGCCCAGGATTAAGCAACCAGACGATTATCCAAAGGACGACAGAAGTAGAAAGTATAACAACTACAACAAGTATTTTCTCCCAGTAATCTTATGTCTAACAAGTATTGCGAATGCCCTACCTGCAAGTGCGGAAGTCGGAGGTGTAAGTGCGACTGCTGCGCCTGTGGCGAATAGTTCAGGCTCAGTCACTAATCAGGCAATTCAGGTTTTACAAGGCCCATATATCACTAATACTTACGGCGGAGGGATCCAGTGTCAAGGTCCCACTATGAACTTTACGCCGTATGTAACAGGAGCAGTATCCGCCCAAAAACCATTTCAGGGACAATACTATGATAATGTTTATGATATGAGAGATTTGTCCGGAGATTTTGATGATGATGGAGAAGCAATCGGGGATGGCGCACCAGACAATCCTGGCGATATTTTATATAAAGTTCCGGTAAGAACTGGACAGAAGGATAATTATAATTTAAGTATTGGTTTCTCTATGACTTGGAGTTCACCATTAGATAAGACTTTACAAGATCAATGTAAAGAAGCGGCCGCGGCAAACATTGATTTAATGAGACAGGCAGCAGCCAATAAGAGATTAGATTTTGAGATCGCCAGGCTCAAAAATTGTGGCCAGTTGATAAAGGAGGGAATAACTTTTCATCCAAGAAGTCCTTATTATAAAATATGTGCAGACGTGGTAGTTCAGAACGTAAATCATATTAAACCACACGTTCATACTATTCCTAAACCTACAAGAACATCAAGGAAAGCAGAAGACCTTGGTGGTGCAATCGAATAATTATCTCTTCATATTTTTCATAATTCTAACTGCCTGAGATAGTTCTCTCTGAACTTCTTTCCTCTCAGATACACTCAAAACTTTTTGTTTTTTACCCAACTTGGCAGTAATTTTTTTAATTGTTTTCTTTACCAGTGGTTTTACTACCTTAAGTAAAAGGTCTGCTACTGGTTTTGCTAATAAAGCAGATGTAGTTGCGACAGCAGCAATACCAGCAGTTGTTGCTACAACTTGTGGTGCTGGTAGATATTGCTCTGTAAATGAAATTGGTTCGTAGAGAGTTACACATATCTGCTGACCATTTACAGTCTGCAATTCAAATCCAGAAACCTTCTCTTTCTTATTTTGTGCTACATCACCTATCCTAGGTGCATTAGGACCAGGACAAGGCACCTCTTCCTTTTTTGGTTTTGGTATGGCATCTTTAGGAATTTCTGGTACTCCAGGAAGTTCTGGTGCCTTATATGGAGGAATAGATGGTTTGGGAGTTGGTAACTCTACTTCCTCATTAAAATTTATTGGATTGAATGATGGGATTTGTCCATCACAAAAAGTTAAAACTCCCCTCCTATCATCATTCTTAATTTGATTATTTTTAGCATTCTTTGTTTCATGTGATTCAACACAACCAGGAAGATCCACCACAGGAAATCCTATCTGAACCGTAACAGGAACAGAATTTGGAATTGCCTGTGGTGGTGCCATCAAATAATCAGGAACCCGTGGAACATCCACAGATCGGACTCTAATTTCAGGGATTTCTGCCATCAATCATCTTTAAAAATACCAGCAAGTCCACCGAAGAAGTGATAGAACATTACATAAAGAAAAAATCTATTATCACCCTGAGGTTTAGTTCTTCTTCTAGGTTTAGATACAGTCATATCAATATAATAACTGCATTATATATCAGGTCTCATAGAGTTCTCAGAAAGGAAGAGCAGAACCACCACCAGGCACACCAATTGCACCACCAGTTACTTCAGGCATCTCAGGCATGGCAGCATCTAACATTCCAGGGAGTGCTCCTGCAACTGCTTCGGTTGCTGCTTTAGTTGCTGCTGCTTTAGCACTTTCAATCATTGCATCTTTGTTAAGATATACATAAGCACCACCAGCAACGATGGCACCAGATACAGCAAAAGACGCAAGTGCGAGTACATTGATTACTTTTTGCATTAGATTAACGTACCTTTGGTACGACGAATTTCTCTTAGTTCTTCAAAGTTTTTCTGTTTTGTTCCTCCATCATATGCCCAGGCATAACCTTCTTCAATCATTTGCTCATTAAGGGAAGTTTCTTGGTCTCCAATGTACAACCATCCAAGGAGTCTGCCGTACTTGCCCATTCCACCCACAAGCTCAGTTCGGATAACAAGATCTTCTTCTCCAGCAATAGCTGAGTCAAGATGTTCTTTAATCCAATTTGTTGCATCATAACCTAATTCCTTTTCTTCAAGATCTCTTGTACGTTTTTCTGGTGTATCAACACCAGCAACTCTGACTCTCTCTTTTTTAAAAAGATCAAATCCTAAATCAATTGTAACATCAATGGTATCTCCATCAACAACTCTGTTGATTTCAACTACACGAAAGTTGTAACACGACTTCCTGCTTGGTGGGGTCATTGCTCCCATAATTCATCTCCTTGGCGTCTGCCGCCATTGCTAATCCGATAATTGTAATTACTGCTGATATAACAGCACCAGCACCCCAGACCCACCTTTCAAGTTTACGAACTCTTTGACGAAGTTCTTCAGATTTTTGTTCAGACTCTTCAATGCGATGTTTCAGAAGTACTATCTCCTGATCCTGTTCTGCGTCCTTCATCTGAATTTGATTTGGCATCTTCTAACTCCTGGTAAGCCAGTTTCATAATTGTATATATGTAATAAGAAACGCCAATAAGAAGTATTACCAATGACCAGATAATACTCCACGTTACTCCGTTAGGATCTTCTAAAGGACGAAGAAATAAATTCATTAACAATCACTGAATGAAGAACCAACTTCAGATCCAATAGTTTCTCCTGCCTTCTGTCCTAGCAATAATGCCCAACCAGATGCTAACCATCCAATATAAGGAATACTAGCAACAGCAGGCACTACTACACCAGCACTAATTGCGGTCCCTGCCATTGCACCTTGTGACCGTGCTCCAGCGTCCGCCCTGATACACTCTTCGCTTTTTGCAAGGGACTTTCCCTCAGAGTCTACAGCACCTCCTATATTACGAGTCCCGTCCATCGTGTATTGATCATTGCGGAACTCACGACGCATTTCAGTAGTAGGACCAAATAAACCACGTTTATCTTTATCAACATTCAAAGATCTAGTTGATTCTAATACAGTAGGATCGTTTGCCTTATATTCAATATGATAACCATCTTTTCCAGATTTAACCGTAAATGAGGAATAATCACCATCTGGAAAATTAATTACAGGATATTGTGGTTTGGTAAGAATATGTCCAAGAATTCCAATATGAGCAAATCCAAATAATGCTCCCACTGTCAATGTCGCCCACTTCATATTCATAACATTACATCTTGTAGGTGTCGTCAGATTTTGCTGGTCCTTGAGGTGCTGGTGGATTTCCTCCGATTTGGAGTGGTGCTTGTTCAATCCTAATCGTTTGAGCAGGTGCAGTTTGAGCGGCTGCATTGATTAGTTTCTCCAGGTCGGATTTGCTCACACCACCAGAAGGGGCACTACTACCGTTACCATTTTTGTTCTTAGCAGTCTGAACCCCGAAGGTAGCTAAAACTCCAGTAAAAACGCTAGCTATAAACGTGGGATCAATCTTTCCTTGTGGGAAACCAGGAATAGTAACATAGTTCAATGTTAAAATTCCACCAGACCAAACCAGAATACCTAAACGAACAAAGGTTGAAAGAATTGCAAGATGCTCTTCAGAGTCACCTGCTTTTTCCTTCAGTTTTTCAAGAGCACTCTTCTTTTTCGGTTCTTCCTTTTTAACTTCGTCCTTCTTAACTTCTTCTGGCATTGGTTGCGTACAAGGCAGCTTTATTTAGGGGTCAAGAATTTCTACAGAGATATTTGTATCGTTTATTTGATTGTATCTTTGACAAAGAACATCACTGCCTTGATGTTCCCATTTGTGATATGCACTTTTTAAGTTTTGGAGGTAATCAGTTCCACCGAGACCGACCATTTCATCGGCAACGATTTTCTTGATTAACACATCTCTCGTTAAATGTGTCATATGTAAGAATAGTTTTCCAACAACAAACCCCTACATTATAAGACTTAGAGGGGATTAATTCAAAGGATTTGTCTTGGGTGGTTTTTGTTCGCTATCTGCAGCGAATGATATTATTTAGCAATGAATCCATTTTCAACTAACCATTCACGGGTCATTGGCGTAGGTTCATAATCAGTCCACATCGTTCCTGCTGCACAAGATTCAAGTGCTGCAGCAGTCATACCCTCAGTGTGACCTGCCCAGTATGCTTCTTTCTCCCAAGGAATAGCATGTGGTTGAGACGCATAAGCACTCTTTGCGATTGCCTGATACATCTTTGGGACATCTTCTTGATTTCTAATAATAGCAATGAAGTTATTATTGATAGTTCCTGCCATACAGTCCTGAGCAGCGTGCCATCCTTCATGACGCATTACTGACATCATCACTCCAGGACGATGCATATGAGCAACATTCAAAAAGAAGTTGTTACTTACGGTATGATAGACACCACGATGACCAACTGGGAAGTATCGCATATCTGCTAGAAAAACTTTAGCTCCGACCTTATTAAGTGATCGGACGAGAGAGTTAAACTCATCAGCAACAATACCATAATCAATATCAGCCAGTTCCTCGTGTTTATTGAGGTCAGTAACTGTTTTAAGTTCTTGAACATGATCGGTACATTCTTGAAGTAACATGCACCCTTGAGCATGATGAGTGAAGTACTCATCTTCTTTGATTGGATCAGCAAAAACAGGAGTTCCTAAAGAAACTGCTGCTAGCATAGCGAGAATAATTTTGTTCATACTTTAAAATACTTATTGTAAAGAGCAAATGCTTCAAGATGCTTACCATGATTGGTAAGGTATTTGATTCTATCTAGAATTTTTAGTCTAAAAGTCTTAGATGTTTCTTTCATCTTCATCTCCTATGTATTCTAGTGAAATTACATCGTGATTTTTTTTGTTAGGATCTAACCACTCAGCAAATTCCTGATGAATAGCATGTGCATCTTCCAGATTTTCATATAATTCAGAACCTGGATGATTCTCAGACAACTGATGCATACGGTCTATAGACCATTCATGAATTTTCCTCAGAGTTGACTCTAAAGTTACCATAGTCTTTTCGCATATAGCGTCCTAGAATGTTGCTATTATAGTATGCTGGTGATCCGTCGTCAAGTGCTTCCGACAACACATTATTGAGAAACAATTGTTTTGTTTCTTCAAAGTTACAAGTTCCCTTTGTTCCGTGAAGACTCAGTATTTCTCTACTGAAGATCTCTTTGCCATACTTTTTTATATCCTCCTTTAATTCAGGACAAGAACCATAATACTTCTGCCAATCTGATTCTTGCTTTACCTTTCGCTTTTTTCCTGGCGGTTTTCTGAAGGACCAGAAGTATTTTCTACCGATATACTTTTTACCTGATTGTAAATTAGTAATCCTATAGACAAAACCATAGAAGTCATTAATATTTTCAGATAAAAAAGTTTTACCTTTAAAAACCCATGGGTTTTCATAACTCATATTATATAATTCTATGAGCTATTATTTATCTTTAACCCTGACAAACCTAGTCTATTCATCAATAGTGTTTATGTCAAGCCCTTGATAAATACTCAATAAAGAGTTATACTAAAGATGTCAGTATATGTAAAAAATCTGACCGTTAATACTCACGTTGATTTTTCCGAAAATCTTGAACTTCTTCAGATTAATGGAACTCCAACCGATATAACTGGATTCACATTAGAATCTCAAGTTAGAAAGCATCCAGATAGTTCTACTGCTTATAACTTTACTGTCGGCATTACAAGTTCTACAGAAGGTAAAATAACATTGTCAATGGATGACACTATTACCTCAAGCATAAAACCTGGAAGATATCTTTATGATGTAATGATTACAAAAACAAATAATGAAAAATTAATCGCAGTAGAAGGTCAAGTTTTAGTTAGATCTGGTGTAACAACGGGTTGCCCGTAATAAATATTTTTACGAAATTAAAAAGTAATGGCAGAAGTATTTGTAAACGACTTAGTTCTTCATACAGGAACAGATTTTATTGTTACCTTTATATTGGAGGATTCTATTTCAAATTCACTTAAAAATCTTTCAGATTATAATGCTTGTGCACAACTTAGAAGATATGAAACTTCTAGTAAGACAAAAGATTTTACAGTAAGTTTTACACAAGATAGAAGTAATGGAAGATTAACAGTATCAATGGGATCAACTGATACTTCACAGTTAAAAGCAGGGAAATATTTTTATGACGTTGTACTTCAAGATCCACAAGGAATTAAAGAGAGAGTTGTGGAAGGAACTGTTTTGGTTAAAAAATCAATTACTAGATAATTTTTTGAAATCTTCAAATGACTTCACTTAAAATTTTCATCGATGCTTCTTCACCCATTTGTTGCATAACGTAAGTCGCTTCTTCTACAGTCTCTGCATGACCTTCAGCGATAAGATAATCCACCATATATTCATAATGAGAGTTGATGCGAGTCATCATTCCACCACTAGGATTTCTAAATCTGTTTAAAGCAACATCAGTTCTAAAAGTTGATGGTTTAGTTAATAATTTCTTATCTAATGCAACCCACCAAGGACGACCTGTTCCTTTGCTTGACGGTTTTGTTTCTTTTGGTGGTTTTTTATTATCAGTATCAGTATTTGTTTCCGCAGGTTTTGTTTCTGCAGGTTTTGTTTCCGCAGGTGAATCAGATTGTCCTGGACCATCATTTCCAATCTTTGGATCGTTAGCACCTGGGAACAATCCTGCCTGATTTAAACCATAACCAAGACCAGCAGCAACAAGAGCAGTTGCTGTTAATTTTCCTGGTTTAGACTTGAGAATTCCACCTGGTCCACCTGGTCCACCTGGTTTTGTGGGTTTAGTTGGTTTTGTAGGTTTGGGTGGTTGACTTGCAGTCTGTTGCTGCTGCTGAGATGTTCTACTACTCTTTGGTTTTGGAGCAGTAGATTTGGGTGGTTTTGGAGTAGGAGCAGATTTCTTAAGAAGACCTAATCTTTCTGCAAGTCTTCTTGCTGCAGCATTATTTTTTATAAACTTTTTCAATGCAGCAGGACTCATCTTACTCAACATCTTTGCGAGAACATTCTCTACGATAAGTTCAATTTGCTCTTCATACAAAAGAACTTCCTCATCAGACATTTCATCTACGACACTCTCTGAAAGCATTTCAGAATCTGCCTGCTCGTAGATAAATTCAAAGTCTTCATCTTCAGCACTTTCAAGAAACTGAATGATTGACTCTACATCATAACCCTCTCTCAACATCATGTATAAGAAAGGAACCATCTCTTCTACAATCGCATTCACACCCTCTTCAAGGGCATGTTGAGAGATATAGATATGCATTTTTACTATTTCTATTCTATCTTATTATTTAGCGGAGGCAGATTTCTTGAAGTCCGAAACTCTCTTAATACGCGCTTTCTCATCTCTATCAGCATAATATTTTTTCGCCATATCAGCGAGACCATGACCTTTTACAATATTTAAACCAAACAGTCCAGAACCTTCATTTGATCTTGAGAATTGTCTTCCAAGTCTTTCAAATGGATTTTTCGCAGTATATGCTTTAGATTTTGCCAAATTACCAGCTTTGAATGTTCCACTCGTTGGATCAAAAGTTCCAATCCTCTCTTTCTTGACTCTAGGATCATAGATGACTGCTTGATTGCCTTTTCTATATTTGACTTTATCTACAGCAGTGCCTCTTTGAGAAGCAAGATTTGCTTGTTTCATCCATTTCTTTTGTGCGTCTGTAGCACCAGCAAGTGCTGTAAAGGTCTTATCTGCCAATGCAGAACCTACAGAATAACCAGCAACGCCACCGACAAGACCGCCACTAGCACCTACAGCACCTCCTACAAGACCTCCAGCTGCCCTTGCAGCACCTCTCAACCACGCTCTAGTGTCACTAGCACCCGCCTTTTTAGCGTCCTCACGACCTTGTACAACGTCGAATCCAGCACCTAAAGCACTGAGAGCACCACCAGCAACTCCACCAGCAGTTATCTTAGGTACTTTTACTTTAGGTGCAACTGCTGCTTTAGTAAGTGCTTGAGGTTTAGGTGGGGCAGTAACTTTAGGTTGTACAGCAGGTTTAGGTGAAGTTCTTAATGCCTTTAAAGTTGCTTGTTTTTGTGCCGCAGTTCTTCCACTAGTTGCAAACTGTGCAAAAGTTTTTGTTCCTGTAGGTCTCTTAGTAGGAGATAAATCAGTTACTCTAGTAGTTCCGCCAGTAACTTTTGCTTTTGAAACTGTTGGTTTAGTTGGTGTTGGTGCTCGGAAGTTGGGTTGTTGTTGAGGTTGAGGTGTATATTTACCCCTCATCACATCTTGAGTAAAAGTAGAAAATCCTCTTGTTGGTTGTGGTGCTGATACTTTAGTTGATGGTTTTAATACTGGCGGTTTAGTGGATGCTTTAGGTTTAACCTTTAATTCTTTTATTTTTGTCTTTGCTTCAAGATCTGCTTTTACAGATGCATATGAACGTGGAGATGCTTGTCTTTGTGCTCTTCTTCCAGTCTCACCTTTTGGTGTTTCCTTTGGTGGAACATAAGTTGGTTTTCCTTGTGCATCAACACCTGTTGGTTTACCAAAGAATTTTGTTCCAGATGCTTTTAATTGCTGCCTTGTACGAACTGCTTGTTTTTGCCAATCTGCATAAGCACTACTTTTAACACCAGATGCTCTTACATCTGCTGGTCTTCTTTGACGATATCTTTGACCTGTTTTTTCTTTAGCTGTTTCTCCACCAATTAATTCATCGGCAGCATCAGGAGCTTTACCACCACTAAGAATATTGGATGCTGCTCTTCTAGCTGTAGGATCCGCTCCTTTACGACCCCTAAGGTCATCAGCAACTTTTTTTTGTACTTCAGGATCTGGTTTACCAAATCCTCTTACTTGACGTTGTGTCCTTAAAGAAGATGGTTGAGTTCCTCTTCTCTTCTGTTTTGTATCTACTTCACGAAATGCTTGTTCTGGTGTTTTATCTCCAAGAACAGTTCCACTAGGAGCATTAGTTTCAAAACCAATACCTTGTTGAGGTGATGGAATTACCTGCCTAGAACCTCGTGCTGGAGTTTGATATTTCTGAGGATTATCTATTTTTGCTTTTGCTTCTCTTTTATCAAAAGGAGTGGTACGAGTTCCTTTAACACCACCTTGACCACCCTTTCTACCGTAGTCTCCACGTGTTTTTTCTGATAGAATTCTTTTAAATGTAGACATTTCAATTTCCCTTCAGTTGCTTTTCTTTATCTCTCAGACGCATTTGTCTGTAAACATAATCGCCAAGATGAAGACCTAAAGCAGCAGCACCAGCATAAGGGAATAAACCTCTTCTAGGCATCAATGCTGCAGCAGCACCAGTCGCTACAGAACCCATATGTCCTTTATTTCTTTCTCCTTTCTCACCCTTCATAACATTCTGACCCGCATCATAAGCACCAATGCCACCAACAATTCTTCTTCCACGATCACTTCCAAGAGTGGCCTTTGCACCCTTCCATGCTAATTTTCCAGTACCACGAATAAGTTTGGCGGCAAGAGAACCGAGTCCCTCATCTAAGTTTTCTCTAGCGGAGTAAGACTCTCCAACAAAGTCCTTATACGATTTCATTATCTACTTTGTTTTTAAATATTTATAAAGTGCTTCAATTGATATCAAGAGACTTCTTAATCTTCTCAGTAGCCTCCTTACTTCTTCTTTGAGTTACTTGAAGACTACTATCTGGATTCACTTTTGTCTTTACAGTATCACCTACTGGTACCGATTTTTTTACAGCGGATTTTGCTGTTACTGCAGAAGGAAGATTTATGTTGTTAGATTTAACAACAGGTGCTGGTTTAGGTGCTGCTTTCTGAGCAGCAACTCTCTTATATCTATCAGATTCCTGTTTAGTCCAATCACCCTTAGTCCACTTTCCAGTTGCTTTATCCAACTTACCCATTACACCACCTTTACGTGCCAGAACAACACTTGAAGGTTTGGGTCTAGGTGCTGGTTGAGATGGTTGAGATGGTTGAGATGGTTGAGTTGATGATGCTGGTTGAGTCTTTGATGGTTCTGTTTGTGAAGCAGATGCAGTACCAGTTCCAAGTGCTGCCTTAGTTGCCATATCGATTCCACCTTCAATGGCACGATTTCTGGCGTTTGGAGAAAAGTTTCTTGCAACACTCTGAGTTGCAGAAGCACCTCTTGCAAGGTTTCTACTAGCACCGAGTGCTCTTGCACCCTTAAACGCAACGCCTCCAGGAACCACTCCCAGAGCGTCTAATGCAGCATCACCATACTTTCCTTTCTTTAAGTTTTGTGCTGCACTATAAGCAGAATATGCACTCAGTCCCATACTCGCTAACTTTGCAGCACCTATCAGTGCCAGAGGTATTGCTTCTTGAATATTTTCCCTAGCAGAATGGGATTCTTCAATAAATTGAGTATAGGTCTTCATCTTAGTCGGACTTTTTTAGTATTTATAAAAAAAGGAGGGAATTACCCCTCCTTATCCAAATCTTCAAATGCTTGATATCCATCATAATCACCAAACAGAAAGGCGTCTGATTTCGCCGCCTCTCTGTATGCTGCATATGAATCAGAGACTGAATCCTGAGAAAGTGTCTGCTTTAACATCTTGCTTGATTCCTCCAACGATGTAGGATTCAACTTCTGTTTCTTGTGGTGCCACTTGAAGACCTTTAGAAGAGATCCAGTGCTCTGTCCAAGGAAGTGGATTATTCTTTGCAGGTATATCATAAGTTGGTTTAAGTCCGATTGCTTTCATTCTACGATTGGCAATCCATTCAACATACTGTTGTAACAGTTTGTCATTTAAACCAATCATTGAACCATCCTTGAACAGATATTCTGCCCAAAGTTTTTCCTGATTAACACAGTTTTCAAATGTGTTAATCAACCATTGCTCCTCTTCCTTGAAGATTTTCTTCATATCAGGGTCATCACCTTCACGCCACTTTTTCAGAATATTCTGAGTAATAGCAAGATGCTGATTCTCATCACGAGCAATCAGAGAGATGATTTTTGCACTTCCTTCCATAAGTTTGAGTTCGCCAAATGCAAAACTGCAAGCAAATGATACGTAAAAGCGAATACCTTCAAGAATATTAACGTTTGCAACTGCTCTGAAGAGTTTGCGCTTGAGTTCATACCTTTCGTCGAGTGCGTAGGGAACTTGTTCTAGTGCTTGCTGCCACTGAGTAGAATTATCATAAAAATGTGCAGCATTAATAAAATCATTATATGCCTGAGTCACGCTCATGGCACGTTCTACGATACGATCATCATTCAGAATGTGGTCAAACACATCTGAAGGGTCTGGATAAATGTTCTTGATGATATGAGTATATGAACGACTGTGAATCATTTCCATGAATCCCCAGACTTCCATGCACGCCTCTAACTCAGGTAGTGAGCAGTAAGGGATAAAAGCCATCCCAGGACCGCGCCCTTGTACACTATCCAACATGATCTGGTACTTAAGATTGCTGGTAAAAATGTGCTTTTGCTCTGGGCGTAATGTCTGATAGTCACTGCGATCCTTCTGTAGGGAGACCTCCTCAGGTCTCCAAAAATATCCTAGTTGTTGTGTTGTGAGTTTGTCAAAGATTGGATACTTGTAAGAATCATATCTTTGAATTCCTAATGGTTTACCAAAAAACATTGGTTGTTTTTTGGTATCAACTTCTTCTGAGTTGAATACTGTCATGGAGTTAACCACTGGTCTCTCCTCTTTGTTCGTCTTAAATCTTACAAGACTCACACTCTTCCTCCTCTGCTTGTTCTAGTTGAGCGATTAGATTGTCAAGACTTTCTTTGGTTTCTTCAACCTCATCAGTCTTGAAGTCGTATGTGTTTTGATAGTATGAAGTCTTCCAACCATATTTGTAGGTGGTTAGAAGATCCTGCGCCATTACGGAGACGGGGACTTCATTTTCTGGATACTGGGTTGGGTTATAACTCCAGTTGCCGCTGATTGCTTGGTCAAAGAACTTCTGCATAACAGCAACAATATTGATGTAACCACGATTAGACTCCATATCCCAGAGGAGCGTATAATTGTTCTTAAGAGATGCATACTGAGGAACAATCTGTTTGAGTGGTCCTTTTTTGCTCTTCTTAATGGACAAATATCCTCTAGGTGGTTCGATTCCATTTGTTGCGTTTGACACAACGGAACTGCTTTCCGATGGCATCTGAGCGGACAATGTTGAGTTCCTAACTCCGTGGGCAATAACCCGCGATCGAAGATTCTCCCAATCATAGTGAAGCTCATTCGGAACTATTTCATCTACGTCATGTTTATATGTATCGATTGGCAGAATTCCGTTACCGTATTTTGTTCGGCTGCTATACTCACAGGCACCCTTCTCTTCTGCAAGATTCACAGTGGACTGAATGAGATAGTATTGGAATGCCTCGGTTAAGTCATGAACAAGTTTCCATGCCTCGGTATCACTGTAGTTTACACCATTCTTAGCAAGATAATGTGCTAAACCGATGTAACCGATTCCAAGTGAACGGCGTGCTTTTGTGGCAATTTCTGCTGCTCTGATGGGATAGTTTTGGAAATCAATAAGTTCATCAAGACTGCGAACAGCAAGATCGCAAAGAATTTCAAGATCCTCAAGATCCCTAATTTTTCCGATATTGATAGCACTAAGTATGCAGAGAGCAATTTCTCCGTTTTCATCGTCAATATGCTTGAGTGGTTTGGTGGGGAGAGTAATCTCTTGACATAGATTGCTCATCTCAACTTTATCCATAAAAGAAGAGTGAGAGTTGCAGTGATCAATGTTCATGATATACAGTCTACCAGTTTCTGCCCTTTCTTTCAAGAGGTCTAGGAACAGGTCTTGCGCTTTAAGCGTTTTACGAGGAATTGATCCATCAGATTCATAACCCACATAGAGGTCATCAAACGCATCAGTACCAAAAGCATCATACAGACCTGGAACATCGTGAGGGCTGAAGAGGGAGATTTCTTCGTTCCGAATAAATCTTTCGTAGAAAAGTTTTGAGATTTGAATCGAATAGTCAAGTTTCCTTACGCGATTGTCTTCTGTACCTTTATTATTCTTTAGGACAATAATGTCTTCTATTTCTTGATGCCAAATGGGAAAATGGACTGTCGCGCTTCCACCTCTGATGCCGTTTTGAGTGCAGCATCGGACAGTTGCCTCAAACTTTTTGAGAAATGGGACGACGCCTGTGTGTTGTACTTCTCCGCCTCTGATTTTAGCGTTGATGCCACGGATGCGACCTGCGTTGATGCCGATTCCCGCCCTTTGTGCAACGTATCTGCCAATAGCCATATCAGAAGTAAAGATGCTATCGAGGGAGTCATCAACATCAACAAGAACACAGCTAGCATATTGTCGAAGTGGAGTTCGCACTCCCGCCATGATAGGTGTGGGAATGTTGATTTTGTGCCTGGAGATTGCGTCATAGTACTTCTTTACGTAATCGAGACGTGTTTCTTTGGGATACTTTGAAAAGATGGTAGCAGCAATCAACAGATACATGAACTGAGGTGTCTCATAAACAGAACCACTGCTTCTATCCTGGACAAGATATTTATCTACAACCTGACGAAGACCAGCATATGTAAACAAATAATCTCTACTATGGTCAATGAATGACTGGAGTTTAGTAAACTCTTCCTCAGTGTATAGATTCAGGATTTCTGGATCATAAACTCCCCTCTCTACACATGCCTCTATATGCTCCTTAACAGAGGGATTCTCATGCATACGACCAAACAGTTGCTTACGGAGCGCAAACAGCAGCAAACGCGCTGCTACGAACTGATAGTTAGGATGGTCAAGGTCAATCAAATCTGATGCAGAACGAATTAGAATTTCTTGAATTTCTGCTGTAGTGATACCATCATAAAACTGAATACCAGATTGCATTTCAACCTGTGATGCTGAAACTCCTGCAAGGTCTTTACATGCTTGCTCCACCATAACGTGAAGTTTATTTAAATCAAGAGGTTCAGTATTTCCATTTCTCTTGACTACTTTTGTCCCGTTACTCATACTTTTTTCCAACTGTTAAATTTGACTTTTGCTTCTAAACCAGAATATGTATTCAATTTTATCATAGACATAACGTCATGTCCAGCAAGGACCATATCGTTGATGTCTTTCTCTACAATGTTGTTTCTCCAGATTACTACCTTCTCTCCTCTATCGATGAGTTTGGCGATTCGGTTGACGATTTCTCGGTTACGTGGTTCATTATCAAGAACCCAAATATGATCGCCCCAACCAAACGACCGAATATCAACATCGGACCCACACATAGCAACAGAGTTTTCCACGAACGTGGAGTCAAAGGGTCCTTCAACAATGTAAATCGGTTCTTCTTCATTGATGGTTTCAAGTCCGTATAGTTTCGGAGAATCATCATCCAACATCACAGTGATATATTTAACAGAGTTTGGAGTTAGACTTCTTCCTTGAAAACCAATAAGATTCTTGCCCGTATTGTACATTGGTATGATAATACGCGGTTCGTCCCTATATGTGGAGTCAAAGGTTTGCTTTTGTGTATTTGACCACTCTTTAAATTTGTCAGTGTAATAAAACTTTTCTGGATTGAGTTTTCTTTTTACTAAGTAATCGTTCGCAATGAGATTTTCTGATGCTTTTGGTAGATTTAATTTTTTCTTGAAGACTGGTTTCTTGAAAGTAAACTCTGGTTCATCAACAACAAAACTACGTCCAGTATGACCCTCCTTGAACTTTTCAAGTGTATATTGCTTATGCAGAGTTGTGTCAAGTTTCTTGATAAAATTATTCAACGACAAACTAGCACCACAGTTATGACACTTAAAGTTGGTATTGTTCTTCACAACATACATATACCCACGACACTTGTTCTTGTTCTTCTGTGAGTCTCCACAGATAGGGCAACGGAAGTTGTACAGGTCAGATTTGACCTTCTTGAATTTTTGTAGGCGTGACGAAATCAATCCAACGTACTTGGAATCAATCAGATCCATTACAACAGATCACTTTTGTCTCTCTATTATAACCTGCTGTGGTTCGGGAGTCAAGAAACTTTGTATCAATTTTTGACCTGGCAAACTAACAAAAAATGATATGACTGTCAAAGCACCGGCAATGGTCCACATCTTCTTCTCCATAATCCTGAGTCTCTCGTCAATTTTTTTTATATCCCTTTCACAACCTTTCTTTATTTCTTCCGCTCTACGATTAACTTCTCTGTGTACGCTTTCTACCTTCTCAAAGAGTACAGCATCAATTCTATCTTGTTTATCTAATTTCTCATTATGAACCGCTAGGAGTTGTCCCATCTTTACAGAATTATCCTGTAAGGATTCTACTACCCTCTCCAATCTTTCTAGTATAGCAGCATTAACCCCAGCGTCATCCATTTTTCATCCACATCTTACGTGATCCTTTTCCTCCATAAACATATCTTTTCTTCTTTCTTACAGGAGGATCATCTCCTGCCTCAACTGTTCCAGCTATCTTACCATCGCCAACATTATTTGTTGGACCACTAACGGCACCAGCACCCATCATTTCGTTCAACTTTTGGTTGCGAATGATGTCAATAATTTTATCGATGTCCATTAAAGTTCTTCTAATTGCTTTAGACAGTCATAATCTAAAGGAATTCCTGTAATATCACTTTTTGGATACTCTGGTATTCTTTTCAGAAAGACAAGGAAACTCTTTATTGATGGCCAGAGTTCCTCCTCCAAGTGATAAAACAACAACGGCACTGCCGCTTCATCAAAGACGTTAAACAATATAATAAGGTGATTCAATATCAGGTGAATCTTAAGTTCACCTGTATTTTTATATCTCTTCAACAGTCTTTTAATATAACGAATCCGTTTTAGGTCAGACTCAAAATCATCCCTAGTAACTGATTGTGGGTTGTTATAAAATTTTATAGCAAAGAGTAGATAGTTACTCTCGTTCAATTCATCAAATCTCATATATTAACCCATGTTATCAGCTGTCTGGGAAGATGGTGTCGTCGGACTGGTCACCAGATGCAATGTTCAGTGCAACAACAGTTTCAGACTTAACTCTGAGATTGCCGTGCATATCCATGTAAGTTGTGATACCAACCCATCCTTCGTGAGTAGGTGCATACTTACGAGCATCACCAGATGCTGCATTTGCTACACCAAGTTCAGTTGCGTCTACACCAAAAATATCAAAGTTGGATGCATCCATACCTTGGTGATGGGTTGTGAACTTTGGCTCGTCACCAGAAGTATCAGTATTTCCCCAAAGAGACATGTTTCCTTACCTGTGAATCTTTATAAAGATATTTATAAAAAGTGAGGAATCACTCCTCACCTTCACGGGTGGCAATTGCCTTCTTGACAACTTCCAGTAATTGGTCATCCATATCTGTCTTAGTCAGCTTAACCGCTTTACCCAGGATAACAAGACAGATCTCAACCATCTTCTCACCGAGTTCTTCGTTTTCAGGAATCTGTGCGACAGCATCTTTGATGATTTTTGATGCGAGCGGAAGGAGAAATGCTAACATTGCTTTAGAGCATACAATACTCTATATAGCGACTTAATCTTTTATTTTGGAAGTCCCTTTACTCCTGCCCTCTTAGCAGCATAATATCTCTTCAGAGCATCTGTAAACATAGGATCACCAGGTCTGTAGTCTAATCTATCAACTGGTTGTGGTCCTGCAAAAGATGGTCTACCTTTTTCCACATTTCTCTGCATAACTTGAGCAGCTTCTCTACGCTTATTAGCGTCACTAACAGCACGAGGATCTAGATTATTCAATCTAGTTCTTTCCCTCGTTGCAGCGCGAGTAGCATCATTTGCCTTTGATGCTGCAGTACTCTTATTGAGTCTATTCACAGCATCTGTTGCTTGACCTTGGCGAAGTCTCATAGCACCAATATCACCGGCAGGAATTGGCTTCGGTTTACCTTTTGAGAATAGACCTTTAACCGCTCTAATAACCTTTGGTGCATTTCTTGTACCATATTCTAATGCTTTGACACCAAGCTGTTTAAGAAGACCTTCATCAATCTGCTTTGATGAATATGCCTGTTCGGCAAACTGTTGAAATGTTTTCATATCCCTCACTTTCCTTTACTTTTTTTCTTTTTTTTACTGTAACCTTCCTTATAAAGACTTACAGGTTCCATCTTACCAGTCATTTTATCCATCTTAACGAAAGAAGCAGTCGCCATCTTTTCGTATGAATCTTCTGCATCATCACCAGTAGCAGCAAGAACTTTTTTACCCATTGATCTCAATTTGTTCTTAAGAACTTCACGGTAAGTTTTATCTGCTCTAGTATCTTCTTTTTTCTTTTCTTCAGGACCACAGTCCCCACCCATTCCTTCAGAAACAGAATCAGGACATGCTTTCATACCATGTACTTCACAGTCTTTACCTTCACCACTGTGAGCACAAGCATCTGCCTTTTTCTTCTCCGCAATCATTTCCATCAAACGACGCTGAGAAATAGACATTTCAACTTCAGTATGTGCGTAAATTCCTTTACGTACTTTATTCATTTTATCAATATCAGCACCATTTTCAGGCATTACTTTAACAACACCAGTAGAATAGTTATCTACACCAGTGCCAGTAATCTTGCCTTTGTTTTGACCTTCAGTTGAAGTGGTTCCATCAACAATCAACTCTTCTTTCATTGCTTTTTTCTTAGCAATTGCTGCATTGATTGCATCACGACGGTTATAGATGTACTTATCAGTACCATCTTTCTTACCATCGTTGTTTACATCACCATCTCTCTGTGCTGGATTCTTAGCAACAGGATCCATCTTTCCTTTCTTACCACGCTCACCTACAGGTTCACCGTGCTCAGTCATTTCAACTTTAAGACCTTTTGCTCTTAAAGCATTGATCTTTGCACGGTCAGCGTATCTTACATACGAACGACTAGTCTTCTCATCAGTAACTCTTACCTTATACTTTCTATCACTACCTTCATCTTCATAGACAAATTCTTGTTCTTGTTGATCTTCAACGAAAACCTTGAATAATGCATTAGCGACTGATGTAGTTGCACCGTCAGTCATTAATGGAGTATAAGATTCTTTCTTATCACCACCACCATCTTTGCCAAACAGTTTTGCTCTAACTGCTGCTTGCTCGGGAGCACTCAAATTACTATTTTGCATATACTGAGAGTATGCTGCTCTCAAGTCAATACCCTCTCTTCTAGCACGATATCGGATATCATACACTGCTTGACGGATTCTCTTCTCAGAACCTCCCTCACCACTTTCTTTTCTATCACTACCTTTTGCAGCAACAGGTGCTGCAGCAGGGGAGTGCTTACGTGCTGGAAGTTCTTCAAATATCTTTTTAGTCATCGGAAGATTTTACGATTACGATTTCCTTATCTTATATTTATTTATAAAGTCCTTTCCGCTAGACATAGTGCATCCTGGAACCATAGACTGCACATATCTAAAGTGAGAGTCTGTACCAACTTCTCTTTGATTTGCAGGTACACCACCCCTTTTCGTACCATTGACAACTGATTCATTAACATCTTTAATCCATGCCTTAAACATAATCTTATCTTCAGTAACACAAATAAGATGATTAGCACCTCTACGGATGATACGACCAATAAGACCAGTATTCATATTTTCAACTAACTGACCAATTTTAAAGATAGTCTTAGAGACATAATTTTCACGAAGAGTTTGTTGGTCAAACTTAGGTGCCATTTCCCAGATACCCCACTCTTCATTAATACCCATTGATGCACGGACAGTATTGAACAATTCTCTTGCATCTTTTGGTCTCATACCCTCAGGCATTGCAGATTTAAAAGTTCTGAAATCATTTTCTGATGCAGCAAGTCTCAATCTAGATGCAGACATCCCTTCAACTCCATCAGCATCAGGATCTCTATCACCAGCAGATAACACCTCAAGATTATCAAACTGATAGAGAGCACCATTATAATTATTGGCAAGTTTATCAAACTCCTTTACTCTATCAGCACCACCAACAATTCTTACATTAGTATATCCATCATTATGTGCTTTTTTCAGCACATCAAAGATAGTTCTTGTATTTACATCGTTCTGAATTCTAGAACTATGAAGAGGGAACATACCTCTCATAAATGCAACCTTAGTATCAGCATCCAAAGGATTCTTTTTAGGATCATTTGAACGTGAAGGAACAATTAAATAATCACTATCTTCTTCAGCAGCAACTGCAGCTGCAGTATCCATCAACTGCAAATGTCCTGCGTGAGGTGGGTTAAATCTACCAAATGCAACAGTCAAAGTTCCTTTAGTTTTGGGAACTGGTGGTGGTCCTGCTTCCAAATCAGGACTAATTTCAACTTGTGGTTGTTCCTCTGGCACTGGTGCTGCCTGCTGTTCAGGAGGAACATCTTGCTGCAAACCAGGGTCATTGAAGTTTGGATCAGATATATTTTTTTCTAATTCAGTTTGGTTAGGGTCATCCCCACCAACTTTCTGACGCTTATTATAAAACTTTAATCTTCCCTTTTCAGTCTTTGCCACAAACTCACCCGTCTGACGGTCATACCAACCACCATGACCATCTCCTTCAAGACCAAGACGTTGTGCCTGCTGAGTTGCAGATTCGTTTAAAAATTGAAAAAAGGATTTCATTGATATCTATTTCTACTAAGAGCAAGAGAAACACTACCTCGGTTTGAGGTAACGTATCTGAGCATGTCGTTTTTTATCTTTATATATTTATTCTTTTCCTTGCCCCTACAGGAATCAATTTCCCTTTGAAGAGTCATATAAATGTATTTCACAAACTGCTCATAGTTTGTCCCATTGAAATCTTCTATGAGTTCTTTAATGTAGGGATTCATCTTTTTGAATATTTATGGAGTTAAGCGGACTCGAACCGCTGACATCCTGCTTGCAAAGCAGGCGCTCTACCAACTGAGCTATAACCCCTTGAGATAGTCCTTCTCAGTTTGATAAGGAACTATTTCACCAGTTTTGAGTTTGATACCATGAACAATCTCAGGAAT